GCTATACCTCCTCAGCCTTAGAAGTATTTTAACACAAAATAAAAACCCCTGACCGAAGTCAGGGTTAATTTTTAATAATTTAAAGTTTGACCTGCATAAATCAAATTAGGGTTTGAAATACTGTTCATTGAAACAAGACTTTGAATAGTTGTTTCTAAACGACTGGCAATTGATGAAAGATTATCGCCAGCACGCACTGTGTAAGTTCGTGATGTAGCCCCAGATTGACCGCCTGTGAAGCGAATAACCTGACCAATATAAATCATGTTCGGATTAGATAAACTGTTCTGACGTGCTAATTCTTGCCAGTTTGTTCCCCAGTTTGAAGCAATACCACTTAAAGTATCTCCAGATTGAACAATATGAGTTTGAGTATTCCCAGTTGAGTTACTTCCGCCAGTATCTAGTGCTTGAACATCACTTGCTGCAACCCAGCTCATGATATTATCAAGCAAGACTTTATTGCCAGATTTTTGGAGGACTTTATAGGAATTTTCCTTAACCCATTTAGGGATTGCTTGGCCTGTTGAGTAATTCGTTGCACTAAACTTGATAGTGACAGTCATGCCCTCTTGAATTTCATTTGGTGTCACTTCGTTGGCATCCTGTCCTTCATCAGTGGCTGGTGTATCAGTATCAGGTTTAGTTGCGTTTCCGTCTTCATAACCTTTGTCAGTGATTCCCGTTAAGTCAACATTCCCGTCAAGTCCACCAGCAACATAAGTTGATGTAAACTGAAATACCGAAATCCCGTCCATGCTTGGGAAAAAGCTATAGTTTGGAACTGGTGTCACTTCATAATTAGGATATGCCGCAATCCATAATGAGTTAGGGAACTCTTTGATGATTTGCTTATAATTGACATTTGCCAAAGTGTAAGGCTTATAAGAATAATACATTGGAGTATATCCAGCAGCTTTTACACGTCGCATTCCATAAAGAATCGCATCAGTATTGGCCTGTTTATCTCCACTTGCTCCACTTTCGTAGTCTAAAGCAACAATAGAGTTTTTAGGCGTTTGAATTTTTGGTAAATAGCGGTCAAGTGCTGCTTTTGCTATTTCTTGGGAACCTCCGACTTGATACCAAATATAAGTGTGCGCTCGTTTACCTTGAGCAATTGCCGATGCAACTTGCGTTGAATAAGTCGCTTGGTCAACGAATGAACCACCATAAGTTCCGCCAATTTGAGCAATCGCAAACTTATCATGGTCATAACCAAAATTACCATAATCTCCATTATATTTTGACCAGTCCACCCCTTGGTCACCAACTGCCGCAAATACTGGTCCACTTGCTGCAACAACAAAGAAAGCTACCATTCCAATGGCAGCTTTTTTGATTAATTTTTTCATTTATTTTCCTCCGAATCATTTGGCTGATTGTTATATTTAACAGCACTTACTCCAGCTAATGTTCCCAAGAATACTGTGAATGCATTCAAAGTAATAATAGCTAAATCAGTTCCACCCCAACCATAAGCTTTACCAATTACTCCGATAAATACGCTAAGGGCTGGTAAAGCTGTTAAAACTGCCCATTTGATAATGTTGTAAAATTTACTATTTAAAATCATAAGTTTTCTCCTCTAGAATTGAATTTTGAAATACGCTAAGATAAACCCACCTACGAAACCGCCAATCGCAAATATTGCCCGCCAAATATTTTTACGAGTCATCATTTTAGCTTCATACTCCTTATTTTCTTTGCTCTCGTTAATACCCATAACAGCCTGGAAAATTTCATTATTTTGTTTGAGCTGCTCTCTATTTTGTTCTCGCAAAAATTTATTTGACTCATCGACACGAGCAAGCCCCTCATTAATTGAGTTCTGCATGACAACTGACATATCATTAAGACGAGCAAGTTCTTTACTATGCTGTTGTATTTCCTTACTGTGTTGTTGAATCTGACTTTCGTGTTGTTCAACAATTTTTTCTAACTCCATACCCCCTACTTTCTAATAATTGATACTCCAATTTTTATTTTTCCTCTCATATTAAAAGCCTATTAATCATTAGGCTATATTTTTTCTTTCTTAACTCATGCAATCGGAAACGGAATGCTAAATCCAGCATAAGCATTGTCTGCTGCAGCGGCAGTAATCATACGAACTCGCCCTGACGTTTCAATGGTCAAAGTTGTGACATTAGAGCCACCCATTGACGAACATGGGATAGAGTGATTTCTTTTGGGTCTTGTTCCTGCTGGGAGTGCAAAGATGTCCTTACCGTCTCCACCAGCCCCAAATTTACCAAAGTTACCTGAACCTGATAAGTAAGCGACACCGTTTTTAACTTCCACAGTAGCTGTTCCTGTTTGTACATCATTTAACATTTTCAACTGAGTTTCTGCAACATCATTCACTTGTTTTATCGTTCCAGCTGTTAAGCTATTAGTAAATTTTGCATCATCCTTAAACGTCTTCTTACCAGCAATCTCTTCATCGCCGGTTTTATGAACAACATTACCACCAGAAGATAATTCTCCATTGATTTTTTCAAAGTTATCATTAATCGTTTCAGCACCATTTTGCATTCCTCGAGTAATTTTAGTTAATTCAGCCATTTTTTCTCCTATTTCTATTATTTGGTTAGTGTTGTTTTAAAGGCAACACTTTCTGACTTATCGCTTTCATCATTGCCATTGATTTGATTAACCTGGACGTTGTATGTTGTGCCCGCCTTTAGATTTTCCAAATCAAATGACAGGAGTTTACTCCCGCCTACGGGTGTACCATCTAAATAAACCCGATACTTCATTTCATCCCAATCGTATTTATTTGGGTCCGTACTAGAAGCCGGATTAGTATCAACGTAAGTTCCTACATACTTCGGCCAGTCAGCAGTTGTGACTTCGCTAGCTGAGGGCATGTATGGAGTAGCGGTTGAGCCAAGTTCTACTTTAAGGTTTCTTATCGTTACTTTTGTACCTGCAGGAAGTCCAATTACTGCAATTGAATAAGAGTCTCCTGATAAAGAAGTTATTGATATGGTCTGCTTTACACTACCACTCAAAGAAGTATTACTTACAGGTTTACCCGAGCCTCCAAAACCAAGAGTAGGATTGATTGTTCCAGACCATGTTCCAATTGAATTAGTTATAGCAAAGTCATAAGTAATAGTTACATTTTTGCCAATTACATCAGAAGTACTTCCATCTAGCTTATAAATGTTAGCTAAAACATTTCTATCTGTACCAGTTGAAGTATATGATTGAGATTTTGTGTTTTTCAACAAATTCAAATTTGGATAAACAGTTGTGAAGCCGTCCGTGCCGTCTGCGCTGTTGGCATAGGCGGTATGTAAATAATTTTTATCTGCCATAGCATCACCCGTTTTCCCATGAAACTTTAGCACTTGTAGAAGTGACGTCAGAAACAGTTAGATTGGTTGGTGGCTTCACTTTTTCAATATAACCTTTGGTGATTGTTGCACCATCAATAGCGAATCGGATGACTTCTGTTCCATTAATTAACAGCAGTTCGTTACCATTATTTACAACTTCTCCATCCATTGTATAAACTGTCGGAAGCTCAACATTGACTTTGTTTCTGATATAGCTTAATGAGGAAGCTAGATTATAAATTCGCTCTCCGCCAAATACTGGACCAGTATCAAACCCATTTTCTTCAGTACCAATCGAATTTTTGTAATAAGTTACTTTCACATCCGGTTGATACTCTGAATCGTGCTCAATAACCACATTAAATCCACTTGGAACTTTACGATAAATGATTTTATTGAGGTCTAAAACTTCCGCAAGCAATCGCCCACCAGGGTCAATGGATTCAAGAATTTCACGATTTGCTTCTATAAATTCTTCCCAGCTCTTTTTGCCATCTTCAATATACTGGTTAAAAATCCGATAAAGTTCTTTAAATGTCCACCAGTAATTTGAATCTTTGAAAGGTTGTGAATAGATGGATTTCTCAACAATATAGTGGAACGTTCGAGTAGAAAACTGTTCAATCCATTGACTTCCTTCTTGCTTTCTAAAGCTAAAGTAAGCTTCATTTCGTCCAATCATTTGCAAGGCATTGTCACTGGCGATATAGCTCAGTGTTCCTTTGGATGCATCAAATGAAATGACTGCTTCCTCTGACACCCCTTGCCCAGTAATTTCTTGTGCCATTAAACAAAAAAACGGCTGCAAGCCCTCAAAGTTTTTGGGCTGACCGTTCTCTACAATTTGAGCAACAATGGCTTGGCTATTCACATCCGCATGTCTTAATTTAACAATCCCAACATTGTTGTTAGGCTCTGTGGTGGACAGCGTTAAATAATGTTCTGTCATAATAGATCCTTTCTAAAATTTGATATAATCTCTTGCATTATGGAAATGTGCACTTGATGACGGATAGAATTCATCCATAAATTGGAAATGACAATGCTCGCCAGTACTAGGCCCTGTTGTTCCCATTAGTCCGATTTGTTGGCCTTGCTTAACGTTCTGACCAACGGCCACATCGACCCGACTTTGGTGGGCGTACCCTGTGAACATTCCATCCGCATGTTTAATGACTGTCCAATTGCCATACCAATCAAAATAATATGGATCTGCAGCACTAATAACTGTTCCATCTGCGGAAGCAAGAATTGGAGTATTGGGGTTTCCATTTACCAAGTCAATTCCGTTATGAAATTCTTGTGCCCCAGTAATTGGACTGATTCGCCAACCGAACTCGCTGGATACTGTAATTGGACTTGCAATTGGGGCGATGTAACCTCCGCCTCCGCTTGGAATTTCAAGATTAACAAATTTGTCGTACCATTCTTGCGCCCAAGTGCTTCGTTCAGGATGTGAATTTAACGGGCGTTCAAAGTTTGATACAAACGCTTGTGCAGCTGTGTTAATATCCGTTAATGTCATGAATTGAGTCCAAGAATAAGGATAAGAACTTGTCGCAATCCATTGGCCATTTGGTGCATGCCACATTAAAAGTTTGAATTGTGCAGTGATAGTGTCCGGGTCATCAGTGACTCCAGCTCGTGTCATAAGGTTAATCATATAAACACGTCCAGAGCTAGCGCCTGAACTATCCGTCCATTGCCAAACCCCATAACCGAAACCAGGACGTCCGCCGCCCTCATCAGCCGTTGGGTTGGCATCAGATTCACCCTGTGCATTTCCAAGTAAAGCGGCTGCAGCTTGTTTAGAGAAACCAGCTCCAATCGCCATTGCCCAAATTTGCCAGTAGCGTTTATCACGATCACTTGTGACTTCTGGTGGGTATTTTCCATTCCAACCTGTATCACCACCACCAGAGTTTCCTCCACCGTTGGTATCAATTTTTACACCATTAACGTAAAAGTTACCTTTGATATTAATATCGCCCTGAAGTGTTCCATCTCCAAATAATTTAAACTTAGGTTTATCAAAAGTTGAATCAGACGGAACTTGGAAAACCGGAGTAGAATAACCATTCCCGTCATCTTGGTTTATTGACAAAATATAACCCGGGTAATTAATTAAAGCTGAGCCATTCGCCTTCTTTGTGTTCCCGTCATAAGTTCCGATGAACTCCCCAACTTTCCCGCCGTGGACATCTTTTTGCCAATCAGGCTTTGTATAATCAACGTTATTCGTTTCTTTGTATTGCTCAATCGAAAAAGCACCATTAGATAATACAGATTGAAAAAAAGAATTATTTCCGATTGACTTAACGACAACCCCTTGGATAAGGACTCCTGCTAATATCCCGGCCGCAATGAAAGAAGCATTAAATGTTCCATCTAAAGTCCAAGCGGTTGTGCTTGCTCCATTGTGGACATCTTGAATTGTCGTCCATTGACCTTTTTTACATTGCTTGAAAGAAATTCCAGCGTTATTTTGAATCATGAAATACTGTGAATCTTGAATCTTTGACCCATCCATAAAGACTTGCTCATAGGTCTCTCTTGATTGGGATACACCAGCTTCAATTCCGTTGACCATATAAATTGAGCCGCCGTTAGCACCAGCACCACGCATAATATCATCTTGATATTTCCCAATTTCTGTGGAGTCATACCAAGTCATTTTATTATTATCGAGGTCTGAGATATTACTTTGAACCTGCGATAACTGACGATTGAGAGAGTTGCCACTTAAATTATCTCCTAGACTGGCTTGCGTTCGGCCATTTACATGGTCAGTAACCACTTTAAAGACTCTGGTTTGGTAGTGATAATTTCGGTCTCCTCTGTGGATTGAAACGGTATCTCCAATTGAATCACTACCTAATATCTCGGTGTTAAACTGAACGAGTGGCCGGCAGTAATAAGCCAGTTGGTCATAAGTCTTTTGTAAAAGCTCGCTTGCATCTTCCACATCATCAAAAACAACAACTGTTTTACGTGGCAACATTTTTCCATTTGACGGGATGCCATATTCTTTTGTCATTTCTGGATATTCAATCCAATTTTGACCTTTAGGCTTATCAAGTGGTTTTCCATTTGATTTCTTCCATTCAACGTCTGAAAACTCAAGTCTTCGTCCGTAGCCGTCCCCAACTTCTTCACCTTTACCACGTCCAATTAGCGCAGTGACAATATTTGTGCGGTCTTGTTGGTGAACGATTTTCAGAACTTCCTCACCATATTCAAAGCGTTTATTTGTTATTTTCCCAATTTGGTTATAGCAGTTAATGATTTTTTTAGTAATCTTATTCCCTGTAATTTCAATAGAAAAGGTAAACTCTGCACCTAACTCTTGTAGAGCTTTTAGAGCTTCACGCATTGAAGTATAGTAGAAAGTGCTTGAAACTGTTTTAATTGGTTCACAGACACCTAATACCCAGTCACAACCTGAATCAGATAAAAGCTGATTAATCACATAAGAAAAAGACCTATTTTTAGGCCTTATATCTTTAATGATAAAATTATCCAGTTCATCGACTGCAAAATTTACAGCTTCAAATGAAAGCAAATTATCTTCATCTTTTGCGGTTAAAATTCGATATAAAGAAAACTCTTGTTCTTTCGTATCATTGACTGCAATATAGCTGGTATCTTTAATCGTTTCATCAAAAGGTGAAGAGGCTGAAAGCGTGTCGTTCATTAGCTCAGAAGCGTTAGTTGTGATTTCTTTTGTCTGAACACATTCTATAAATTCGTTAGAATCATAACTTTTAATGACTTGTTGCATCTTATCTAAAAATAAGATATTACTCACTAAAGTACCGCCTTTCTATATTGAATTGTTAGCTCATAGTTTGAACTCGAAAAATCTGTTCCAGTTGTCAATCTGATATTTCTAAAATCCGAATCAAGATCCAAAAAATTATTGTTTACTTTCCCATTATGAAGAGTATCGCCTGTTTGAAAATCAAATTCCAAAAGGTCGCCTTTTTTAGCCTGTGATGATTTCAAGCGATACATCCCATCAGTCGCAAGTAATCCCTCTGTCAGTAACTTGAATGATAGCTTATCTGGTTTAACTGAATAAGGTAAAACTTCAATGACTTTATTTTTTACACTTTGAGTTTTTCCGTGTTTAAATGGATCACTACAAAGGACAGTAAAACTTGAAATGATTGAATTAGTATCTCCTGACACAGTGTCTGCAGTCTGGAAACGTCCATAAAATGTATATTCCAAATCATCATGAAAAATAATAGGGATATCCTCTTGGCGAATCAAGTAAGCTTTTAAAGTATCAAACTTTTCTTGTAAAGCTCGAGGGTCCCTATCCTCAAGCTTATATTTTATCGTCAACTCCCGAGGAGGATATTTCACATTGGTGATCACTCCTCCGACTTGCATTTCTTGTGACTCAAAGCTGAGAGAATACATCTCTCGTCCCTCAACGGTCAATGTCTGATAACCTTCTACGAGTTCCTCTAACCAAGTCCCATCATAACTCATGGCACTGGTTGGAATAAAAGGAAGGTTGCGATAATGCTTCCGTTTTGTCGTATCTCTAAACTTGTACACTTCTACCTCCTAAAATCCCATATTTAAGTTTATTTCTTGACCTTGTGCATTGGAAATGTCATCAACAAAGGCTTTAAAGTTTTGGTTCCCAAGCTTCACATTGAATGAAGCCGGTTGTTTTCCTTGGTTAACATTCACATCATGAGAAACTTGACTACTGATTGAGCGATTAGCTGCCGCAACATTTGCCCCAATATCCACAGAATAGTCAGAATTAATTGCATTAGCAATCATATCTCCTATTCCTGAAACATTGGATTGAACATCACGGAAACCACCGGTTAAACCAGAATTCAGACCATTCATAATGGCATTACCAGCGGGAGTTAAAAGTTTTCTATCCTTACGGATTGGTCCTTTATGCTCACGAATCCAATCGCCAATTCCACTGATAAATTTCATTCCATCTTCCCACTTTTGTTTGAGCCCTTTGACAAATCCGTCAATGATGGCTTTACCAATATCTAATAAGTTGATATTTTTGAGATTATCAAAAGTTGTTTTTACATTATCGATCAGATCACTCACGCTTTGTTTCAAACCGTCCCAAATTCCTTTGAGACCCTCAACCATCCCATTCCACAAATCAATGGTGCCTTGTTTAAGATTTTCCCAACCTTGTTTCACACCATTTACAATAGCATTGGCAGAATCAATGACCCACTGTTTAAATGAAGCCCATGTATCTTTGACCCATTGAATAGTAGCGTTCCATAAATCAACGGTACCTTGCTTAAATGAATTCCAACCATTAACAATTCCGTCAACAATAGACTTAGCCATATTAATGACCCATGTTGTGAAAGCTCCCCAAAGACTTTGGATTGTGTCTACAACTGTTGACCATATATTAGAAACAGTTTGTCCCCAAGCGGTAAAGAAACCAACGATAATTTGGACATAAGTAGTTACTAATGTTTGGATATTAGTAAATAATGTTTGCCAGAGCATTGCAAAATCTTCTTTGAATTGGTTAAAGTCCCCAGTGATTAAATCAATGAGTAATAAAACAGGACCCATAACAACTGTTTTAATAATTTCCCAAGCGGAAGCAAAGATCGTTTGGACTTGTCCCCATAATCCGCTAAAGAAATCAAGCATTGGCTGGAATATTGTTTTGATTGTCTCAACAAATGGCGCAAGGGTAGTTGTTACACTGTCCCAAGCACTAGCTAAACCGCTTGTTGTACCTTTCCAAAGATTAGCGAACCACTCCTTGATGCCGTTCCAAGCGTTTTTCACACTATCAACGGCATCTTTGGTCCCTTGGATTGTTCCATCCCAAAGTCCCTTGGCTCCGCTTTTCAGATTATTCCAAGTATCAGAGAACCATTGGGTAATATCTCCCCATTTTTCTTTGATTCCTTCGGCTGCATCGGACGCAAATTTCTTCACATTTGCCCATACTTCTTTTCCGAATTTAGAAATTTTATCCCAATTTTTATAAACTAAAATTCCTATAGCTATAACAGCCGCTATGGCAGCGATTATTCCTAAAACTGGTAAAGAAATAGCAGTAAAACTACTCCCAATTAGAGCTAAACCACTTCTCAGAGCAAGGAATCCAACTTTCATTGTTTGAAATATTTTTATTGCTTTACCAACAATTAGCAGTAATGGTCCAATTGCAGCTACTATCAGTCCAATTGTAACTATCATTTTTTGTACAGGCTCTGGAGCAGAGACAAATTTATCAACTAACCCTGAAACAGCATCAGCAACTTGTTTTACTGCTGGAGCTAAAATCTTTTGAATAACTATTGCGGCTGACTCAAATGCTCCCATCATTTGTTCTAATGATGAATTCATATTATCCTGCATAGTTCGAGCCATTTTATCTGCAGCACCGTCAGAATTTTGCAATGAGGTTGTTAGCTTACTAAGTGCATCTGGCCCTTTATCGACTAAAGCGACCATACCTGAAAGTGATTCTTGACCGTATAAAGTTACTAAAGCATTATTCTTTTGTTCTTGCGTTAGTCCAGTGAACGATTTTTTCAGAACTGAAATCTGATCTTTCAAAGAAATCATTTTTCCTGATGCATCATAGAATGAAACGCCTAATTCTTGCATTTTTTCAATCATTGGTTTAGTTGGTTTTGCAAGACGAGATAATGCACCACGAAGTGTAGTACCAGCTTGTGAGCCTTTTACACCAGCATCCGACATAATACCAATTGCAGCAGCTGTTTCTTCAAGAGAAAGCCCCATTGTGTTAGCAACAGGAGCGATATATTTCATCGCTTCTCCCATATCTCCAACTTCTGCATTGGTATCTGCGGCAGCTCTAGCAAATACATTGGCAACGTGGCCAGATTGACTAGCATCTAAATTGAATCCCCTTAATGCTGTAGCAGCATTTTCAGAAGCCAGTGCAACATCACCACCAGAAACAGCAGCTAAGTCGAGAAGCCCTGGCATAGCTTCCATGATTTCTTTTGCATCAAAGCCAGCTGAGGCTAAATTTTCCATGCCTGCAGCTGACTCTTTTGCGCTAAATGCAGTTTTTGCTCCTAAGTCAATCGCTTGCTGTCTAAGTTCCTCGAAGCTTGACCCTGTTGCACCAGAAATGGCTTTAACACGGCTCATTTGAGCTTCAAAATCGCCACCAACTTTTGCGGCAGCAACCCCAATTCCCACAATAGGAACTGTAACTGCTTTAGTCAACGTTTTACCTGTTGATGTAGCAACTTGACCTACTGTAGACATCGTACTATTAGTATTATTTTGGAAATTTTGAACTTGTTTAACAGCGTCTTTAAATGTACTAACAAAATTATTATCAGTAGCCTTCAAATAGGCTTGTACACTAAAAGATTCCATATTTTTTCCTCCTTTCCTACTTATTTGCTTTTTTCATTAGGTCAATCAATTTGTTGTCCTTTTTGAAACTATTTTCTGGGGTTTCGATTCCTAAAATTTCATTTTCAAATTTTCTCTTATCAAAAAATTTCTTAAATGTTGGGTATACCGGAACTTGATTTTTACCTTGTTGTTTCGTTGATTGAACTTGCCAATTGGCCCATGCTTGTTGATAAATCAGCCCTTCTCCGTCCAATTGTCTTAATTGATAGGCAATTGAACGGATTGAATATTCTCGAATTGTCATGCGCTCAAATACAGATAAATCTTGGATACCAAAACATCGTAAGAATCTAATCATCATGGACTCGTAGGTATCTGCCGAACTTTCAAACTTTTCGGCTATTTGGTCATTTTTGCTTTGATTAACTTCCCCGTATTGCTTTCAGTAATTTCTTTCAAAACATCATCGAATAGTTTTTCAATATCTTCGCATTCATCAATAAAATCATCAATATCACCTTGAGAAAGTTTAGTTTTTTCTGTTCGGTTCCCTAAAAATAGAACATTTGATAAAGTTGCAATGTTAGCCATTTCTAGTTCAGGAATGATTTTAACAGCAAGCGCCATTCCGAAAGACACGCCATTTTGTTCAATAACAAAGTTTTTGTCGAGTTCACGAACGAACTTGACGCCAAATTTAAAGCTTACTTGTTTGCCATTAATTGTTAATTCCATTTTTATTTCTCCTTAAAAAAAATAAAAGAGAGGTTTCCCTCTCTTATTTTGTTGATTTATTCTCTGCCGTAGTTTCTTTTACTGTATCTTTGAAGACATACTGAACAACATCAGCTTGCTCATCAGTGAGTGTGGCATAGCCTTTTTGGGGCTTACCAAACACTCCAAATTCCAAACTTAGCTCAAGCGCATCTTCTGAGTTAGGTTCATAAGAAAAACTTGTAAGATAAGCACGAAGATATTTCGCTTTGTACTTGTCTTTGTTTGCAGCGTCTGTTCCTTTTTCAGCTTTATCAATTTCCCAAACTTCAAGGATTGCTGCATCATCAAAGGCTTGGTCCATTTCGTCAAGATGTGGGTCACCATTTGCTGCAATAGATGTGGCAGATAAGCTGTATTCAACTTCCGCAAGAGCACCGACTGGTCCATCCTTAGTAGCTGTGGTGTTGTAATCTCGAGTTTTTTCATTCGAGTGTTCTGTTTGGAAAGCGAGTTTCCAAGCAGCTTCTTCTGTTGCTTTGGAAAGCAAACGATAGAGCAAGATTATATCTTTACCCTGTTTGGCTGTTAATTCTGTCATATTAAATCTCCTATCTTAATCTAAATTCTAAGTTAATCAACGCTCTTTTAAGAGGTGTATTTGTTGTTGTATCGTCCAACATTTGAATGGTACTTGCTTGTAAATTCAAAGCCCAATAATAGCCCTCTGTGGCATTTATATTCAATGCTTGATTAAATATATTGCTTGCCATATTTGAAACTAGTACACGCCCTGCTTTTTCGGCTTTGTTCCAAACAGACAGCGAAAGAATTACTGTGCCTTTGATATCTGTTTTATTTGGCTCGTGAATGGTTTGAATATCTTCCATTTCAACGAATGGGTAACCAACATCATTCATTTGCTTATAATCATAGACGGTATAACCCAAAGCTTGGATTCGTTTGAACAATTCATCAAAAATAGATTGGTCTCTAGTTTTAATCATTTCAGCAACCTTTCTAAATCTTTAATGAAAACACCTTTTTGCTCATTATAAGCAGGCTTTACAAAGGGTTGAGCAGATTGAAAACGTGTTCCGTATTCAACGTATGCGGAATAATCTGTGTGTGGTCCAGCTTGTCCGCTGAATCCACCTTCCTTCAAATCCATTTTTATGGATCGTTTCATATATCCAGTGTCAACTGGAACAAGTTTCTGCATATTTGCTGTCATATTTGAAGTGTTAGACTTTACAACTTGTTGAACATCCTTTAAAGAAGCTGCTTTATCCAAATGCTTTACAAGCTGGTCAATCCCTTTAAAAGATAAGCTAGATTTCATTGACTTACCTCCTGCAAAATAAAAGTGTTTTTTAATCGTAATTGCCGACCAGTAACAATCTTGTATTTGTCATTACCGATCAATGCATAATCCCATTTTTTCAAATATGGCCTCAATAAACGAACAACTTTCGCTCCTTGTTTAACATCACCGAACAATACTTTGGAACGCTCAGTTCCTAAATCAGTAATATTAGCCATTTTTTCAGTCTTAACAATCGTTGGTTCTATATGCTCCCCTAATTCAGGATCATATCCTCCTCCAATTTCAGTAACAAAAATAATTTTTTTATCATATCTCATATTACTGTCATCACCCCACGTCGTGGAACGCTTTTTGGCTTTTCATTTTCCTTGTACGCAACAATATCATCCGTAAACTCATCTAGAAGGTTTCCGTAAGAAATTGTTTCTCCTTCCTGATCGTAGGAAGCCATACCTTCATTACCTTTACGATTAAAACGTTTAATTGCACATTCAACGACAATATAATTTAAATCATCAGGAACTTTTGTTAAAAAACCCAAGCGTACACATAATTGTTTAGATATTCTATTTATAATGTCTTTGAGTTGCGAATCGAGCTTTTCATCTGATTCTATTTCCAAAGAACGCTTTACTTCTGCTAGAACGTCATCCATAGTCTGCTCCTCTCAAAATAAAAGGATAGTCATTGGACTACCCTTTTTTCTTAGCTCTACTCTTTGGCTTTGTTTCGTCTGCCTTAGACTTAGTATCATCAAGAACTTCAAAATAACCTCCACCAAATGTTTCTAGGTTATCTTCGATTTCTTTCACTCGTTCTTCAGCAACTTCTACTTCTTGGCCAACACGATACAACTGTTTTGTTCTAATGTCAGTAAAAGCTTTCAAAATTTTTATTTTTTCCATGCTTTATTATCCTTCTGCTAGCACTGCAGCTTGGAATACATTATCTGCTTCTGGGAAACTTGGTAAAGCAGTACCCGCAGCTTTAGTCCATGTTCCAACTGGATCAAGTCCTGATTCATAAACAGTCGCAAATATATTACCAATCGTGTAGTCATTTGAACCACCAGCAAGCAAACGAGATTCTTCGGGAGTTACACCAAAGATTGATTCCCCTGGATTTTCTGCTCCAAACATAACCAATTTATTTTCTGGGAAATAACGCTCTTTAACCAAAACTCCTTGATCATTTTCTTTGTAATACTTGGCGTCGTAAGTAGCAATAGTAGGTAAACCGAATTGTTGAAGCACTTGGTTCAAAGTGCCTGCAGTTGGAAGTAAGCCTGCATCTTTGAAGTATCCTTTGATTCCAGCATTTTGTAAGATTGTATTACGAACCTTAGTAGAGGTAAGGATACGAGTAGGCATTGTATCAAGCGAAGATGCCCAAGTAGTCAATAAACCAATGATATCAGTTCCTGAAGCAGCAAAATCCACATTTGCTTTATGTTCGTCAGGAACACCATAATCTACTACAAGATCAAGCCCATTTTCATCAAGTGTTACCGTTCCGTTCGCCAATACTTCCATACGCATTTTTTCGACACGGGCATTGACTGAGGAAACCATTGAATAAACATCGTTATATACTTCTTGCTCCAAGAAACGTTGTTCTTCAGCAGTACGTGGATTACGTAAAGCAATGAGATCTTTTTCTTTAAGTTGAATTTTACGTTTGATGAATGCCAATTCTTGTGCGCTACGTGAAGCAACACGAGAAGCAATTTCAGCCTCTGTATCAAATGCATGTACACTTGCGATAGTTGGAATACGAGTACCCGCTTTTAAGATATCGAATTCTAAGCCTTGGACTTTACGAGCCGGGAAAAGTGTTTCACCCAACAAAGGAGTAGCTTGGCGATTACCTACATAATCAAGGACGTTTTTTTGTGAAAATAACTCTGCAATATTAACCATTTATTTGTTCTCCTATTTCTTTTTATTCCGTTGGTGCTGAAGTAGCCGGTAATGCAAGCATTTTACCACTAGCGTCATAGAACTTAACTTCACGCATTGCTGTTTGAGCTGCATCTGATGGTTTTACAGGCAAACGTTCAATCAAGATGTGCCCATCTACAATGACTCCTACTGGCTGTGCACCTTTTGAAACATCTACATCATTAATCGTGATTCCTTCTGCTGTTGCATCATTAGCTGGATAAATAGAACCAGCTGGAAGCACCCCATTTTTAACTCCTGTAGTTTTAGAATCCACTTGTTTTGTGAATGATAAAAATTTTTGTGATTTTAGAAAATTAATTTCTTTGTAAGTTTGTGCTTTTTGTACGTATACCATTTACGTCCCCCTATTTCATTGCCCAAGGGTCATTCTCGGGCTTTTTGGTTTGATCGTTAGCTGCTTTTGCCATTTGCGCACCTCTTGAGAGTGTCGAAGTTGAACCACCTTCTAGCGGAATTTTTCCTCCTAGGCGTTTTTCAAAATCTGCTTTGATGTTTTTCCTCTCTAATTCAATTGCCGCAATGTAAGATTTCACATTATCGGAAGTTTTATCTGCATCTTCTGATACAATAATTGATAAAACTTCTTTAGTGGGTTGAATCCCTTTATCTGACAACATGCCACTAGCTGTTTCAGACATTTCAGCCAATTGTTCCTTGCGCTCATAGTCAGCTATTTTGTCTTTAAGTTGTTGTTTTTCATAGTCTGCTTTTTCTTTTTCATCCATAGCAGCTAATTTTGCAGCTTCATTTTGCTTTTCATTAAGTTCCTGTTTCCAGCGGGAATATTTGGAGTTAATAATAGAGTCAACATCATTATCATCTTTGAATCCAAACTTCTCTTTAATGGATGCCACTTGTTCATCAGTCAAGCTGTCAGCATTGAATTCAAGGGGAGTTTCTTGGCCAGTTCCCACTCCACCCTCACCGCCTTCTTGACCATCTGCAAAGTGCTGCAAATTAAGTGGTAAAAGTTGTTTATCTTTCATTTTGATGCTCCTTCCATATCTTTTAACGTGGATAAATGCTTGCACTTCCGAAGCTTTTAAAGTCATCACGCTTGGACATAAGAAAAACGCCTGTCAGTGACAAACGCTTAATTTTGAATTTCGTCAATAACAACAGTTTTAAAACTTTCGCCATCAATTTTTGCTTTGAATCCTGAAGTTTCTACATAATCAATATCAATGGACAGCCGTTTTGATCCATCTTCGTAATTTGTATTATCTACAGAAACACCAGTAATTTTTTGGTTTACTACATCGCCAATTAACTCATTCGCAAGCTCTAGCAGCTTCTCGTTATTCATTAAATTTTATCCTTTTCTTTTTCTGCGCAATTCTTCAATCGCTTTATCAGCTTCTGCTCTATCGTCAAACGCTTGCTTGTATTCGTCTTGCCTGATTACTTTTCTATCAAGTAAATCATCCCAGAAATCTTTATCATCAACATGAGGTGTCGTGCTACATCTACAGAACGGATGCATGTTAGGTGCATTAATACCAGGCGACATATCTTTAAGCTTGAATATTTTACCATTCAATGCCCCACAGATAGGACAAGCTGACGGTTCAGCAATATACTCATAGCTGTCAATATCTGCTTTTTTATAGCTTTCTTCTTGAATAACTGTTTGAATTCTCGTTGTTTCTGAAACTAGTAATCGTTGGGCGTTGTAAGTGGCATTGAGCTTTCCCTTTTCTGTCATTAGCCTTTTAAGTTGTGGGGCTAGTGCTTTTGGATTGATTCCACCAGTTACTGAACGAATAAGAAGTTTTTCAATGTCGGCTTTCAATTCAAATTGATATTGCCAAAGCTTGTCAGAAAAGCTGGCAAATCCTTCGGCTTTGTAACTTCCATTAAGAACTGATTCAACTAAACTGTTATAGCCTTTATTTGGAACACTAAAACCAAGAATTCCGGCTTGTCTTTCAAATTCTGTGAGAGCTGCGTCGGTCAAACTCTTTGAAAAATATTTATCCAAGTCGTCAAATACAGAAATAAGCTCCAGACCAATATTTGCTTTCAGAAGTTCTAAACGATTCACTCTCATGGTCAAGTTATAAAGTTTCAATACTTGATTTGCTTGATGTGAAAAGTCTTTTTCTTTAACGTATTTTCTAGCTTTATTTCCAAATGCTTTGACGTCCATCTTATCTGCACGCTTCATGGCTTCACTAATAGAAATCCCTTGACCATTCGCAAAGTTCTGCCAATTGGCATTGATTTCTTTTTGAATGGCTTCCTGAGCTTCAAATAGCTTATCCATGATTTGCTTCATGCGTTTTGTGTCATCTTTGATTTGTTGTGATTGCCATGCTTTCTCACGTTTAATCCAATAATCAGGAGTTTTCATAAGTCACCCCTTTGGCGTTTTGACCTTGCACAGAAAGTATTTTTTGAAATTAGATTCAATATCTTTAATCAATACCTCTGCCATCTTAGATGCAAATTGCTTATTGAAAAAAGAGATAAATCTTATTTTAATAATACTGAATCTGTAAAACAGGCGCTGCTTAACTACAGCTTCAACTTTAAACTTGGGCATTGGTTACCTCCTCATTCGTTTCAGGAATTACTGCATCTTTTCCCTTTTCACTAGGTTGCTTATATTGGTCAAAGATAGCTGTAGAAGAATCTTGCTTTTTCAATCTCTTAAGTTCTTCATCCGCTGAAACGCCTGTGAGTTTTTCAGCCATTTGACAAAGTGTTTCGTCCGAAACAATGCCATTCATACCAGAAATAACAGTCATGATTTCTTCATCAGATTGCGGAACATTAGGGGTAAACTTGATCTGTACTTCATTAATTTTGTTATAAAGATTTTCTTTTTGGCTCTCATCATTGGTAAACATTGATTTGATTTTATCAACCAATTTGTTGGATTGAGTTAGATTATCTTTAATACTCCAAGAATGAGTGAGTAATCGCAATCTTCGCATGAGCGCTTTTTTTACCATTCTCTCTTTATTCTTGCGGTCATTATCAGACCCCCAACCTTTAAAACGGAAACCAATACCTGATTGATTGGAACCTATATTTTCATCAGTAAAATCAATCAATGAAGTGAAACGCAAGATATCAGCAACTGTTCGACTGTCATTGGCTTCTATACCTTGGACATCATATTCTTTCTTCAAGTAGTATGCATCTGGTTCAGCACCAGCCACTCCTTCATAAATCTTTTTGTCACCTAAAACGAGCATCCTTGCTTCTTGCATCGCTTTAAATAGTTCTAATTTACTGTTATCTCCTGTTTCATCTTGTCCTGTGTCTGGGTTTCCTTTAATCACTAAGTAAGCTTCTGAAGTATCTTGTTGAAAGTTTGCCATTTCTGAACGAGATAAATCGTAGGCATCAATAGAATCAAGTACATTTTCAAAATCACTTAATCTTTCTTCGTTATTAATCCATTCATTTATTTGAACGGTATCAAAGTAACTTTCTACAACTCCATTGTCTTCAAGCTTTGCTTCTGTCAGATTATTGTTTTCTGCTCGTAAGAAGTAATTGAACCCTGTATTGGTGTAGAGTTCTATACGGGTCCATTGCTTGTCTAAAAACTTATCCTCATAATAATGAACGCCACAGATTGAGTTTCTATCCTTTGTGTTGTCATAAATAACAAAAGTCTGTTCAACATTGAATTTTGCCAAAGTTTCTTTCCCGAACTCGTCACGACCAATCCATTCATAAGCACGGCCAAAAGCAAAGGCGTCATGCCCCATTAGTTGATTATGATAGTCTTCATTTGTTTGGCTAGAAAACTGCTCGATCTTATCTGTAATTGATTTATCCCCAGTATATTTCAAAGGGTTTCCTAAAAGCACCCCCAGTTTGAATGAAACAATGAAGTTTGCAAAATCACTTGCAATACGATTATCTGAACGACCATTAGGTTTTGGTGGTCGATACTTGATATTATTGTCTGCTAGCATATAACGTTTCAATTGCTTTAATCTAGGAACTTGTTTTGATTTATGATGTTCTATGAACTCAATAATTAATTTCTGCATATCTTCATGCTCAAAATCAATGACTTCTTCAACTTTTTCAGTACTTTTATCTAACACTTTAATTTTAGGTAGCATATCAACTGGAACACGATAGATAAGATTTGCCTCTTTATCAAACCGCTCCTTACCCAATAAATCAATGAATCCTTCCACTTTATCACCTCTACAATCCTAATTTTTTGAATTTATTAATTGTTTTTTCAACGTCAACCTTACTATTTCTGTTCATAGTCATTGTCTCAGCAATCCCAGTTGTTGCATCCGGCGCATCATCATGTTTATTTTTACCTTCACGTTGATAAGTTGTCATTGCTTGGTAGTATTCTGGGAAACGAGTTCGCCAGTCATTCGGAAATCGAACATGTTGTTCAATCCAATAACTATTGGAATAAATTCGAGCTTCTTTATTATTTCCTTGGAAGAAATCTTCCACAGCACAAGCAACTTTGCCTTGAATCTTATCTCTGACAGAACGAGCAAATGACCGACCGCCATTATTACGCTCGATTCTTGATGCATTTACTCTGTTATTAATTAGCTGATTGGCCACAGCATTTTCTGTATATTCCATCGGCTTTTGAGTGTAAATAATATCCAACACATCCGCAAATCCGTCTGAAGTTTCGCCCCATACAATTGAACAGAGATAGTCTTTACCAGTGTCTGCAGTATCGCAATAATTCCAAATCTTTTTGTACTCTGAACGAGCATTATAAGTTTGAAACTTGCTATATAAACGACCTTTGACGTCAATCGGTTCTTGTTGGTAGTTGGCGCTGGCAATATCAGCACCCATTGTTTTTACCTTGCGCTTATAATCTTCAAGAGTCAGAACATCATCACAAAGCATTTCATTCGTTTGTTCGTTGAAAGCTTTAAAATTAATATGCTTTACTCGATATCCATTCTTAGGTAATTCACGTAAAGCCCGTCCAGCTAAGTCTTCACTATGCCAACGAGTCATATTGATTATGATTTTACCGCCTGATTCCAAACGTGAAAGCATAGTGTTTACAAACCAATCCCAATGTTTTTCTAGGACTGTCGCGTTGTTTGCTTCCTCAGCATTCTTGATAACATCATCAATAATAATAATATCAGCACCGAAACCTGTTGCAGTACCTGTTGGAGAGGTTGCCAAATAGTTGTTATAGCCGTCTGACAAACTCCAAAGGTTTTTCGCAGCATCTCCATATTTTATTGCAGCATCGAAAATATCAGAGTAAACAATTTTGTTTTCATCTGCTTTTTCTTCTTGAAGTGTATTACGAACATTTTTAGAAAAGACAGTGGATAGAGTTTCATTATATGAACCAGTCATGATTTTCTTCGAATGGTCATTACCAAGTACCCACTCTACAAATTTACCGAGCGTGAGAGATTTCCCGTGACGTGGCGGAAGATTTAAAACTAAAACATCGTGTTCATCATCATTTAGAAATGACTGAAACTCTTCACACATCGTCACTAAATAAGCCCTATCACGTTTATAAAAGCTTGGCATGATGAGATTACAGTAATCAAAGAAAAAGCGCTTGGACAGCTCAATTTTTGCCCCTAGCACTATTTTATCCATCACGACTCGCCAACTTTCTAAGTTCTTCTTCTGTCAAGCCTTCATAAGGATTATTAATATTAAGATTACCCTTAACAGTAGTTTCAGACTTCTCGACTAATAAGCCAGCCATTTGTAGTAAGATTTTACGGTCTTGAAATCCTTTCTCAGTCAAAGCATATAGATAGGAGACATTAAGAACATCTGATACTTTCCCTTTGACTAATTCAAGTGTCGTTTCATTAACCAGCTTTACAAATTCTGGTTTTTTCATAGCTACGTAATATGTGTTTTTGCTAATTTTAGCAACCGCACACAGATCCTCAACATTAAGTCCTATATTATCCGGATTTACCAAGGTCTCAAGTAACTTTTTTTCAGCTTTTGTTGGTCTATATTCGTTTGGTTTTGTACCAGTTTTAGACATTCTAGATTTCCTCCTTTCCAACAATAAAAGGCTGCCCATTGGACAACCTGTAATTTAAATGAATTTCATTTAGTATTATTAATTCTCTTCAGCAAAGAATCTAAGAAAGTCTTTACCAAATCTTGAAATTCTTAGATTTTCTCTTGGACGATATTCTTTGATATCTTTTAGTTTTCCAAACTCTTTGGTATCAAACTTCCTGGGATTTTTAAAAGAAGCAAGAAGTTTCATATTACCATTGAATACTTTCACAAAATCCTTAAAATGCTTATCAAATTTTTCTTCTTCTGAGTCTTCCAATAAGGAAATTCTTTGGAGATTCTTTCTTACTGCATCATATTGATGATATTCTATCCCAAACTGTTCGAGTATCTCTGAATAATTAGCTGCCGAATCTATTTCAAGATAAGCTTTTCCATAGAGTTTGAGAACACTTATATCTAAGATGGTTAACTGTTCCAATGTATCATAATAAATATATGCTATATCTTCGGATACAGTATTAATCTTTGTCATGTTTACAAAACCATTGACAATATATAAAATTTTTTCTTCTTGATTTGTTTGAATAGCCTTCTCATAAGCATAAACAGCTAAATCATCTAAAATTTCTTTTTGTTCAATCGTTTTGCTAGACATATTTTTTTCAATATCTTCTACTCGTTTTGCAATTTCAGATATAAATTCATGCTCATTTTTTATTTTTCTTTTTGTAAAATAGCTTGATGCTATATGTCCTACAAATGGAACCATTTCTATAGCCGTGCCTCCTACCACTTCTAATCCGAATTGCAAAGAGCTTTCAGAAACTACTTTAGGTATCAACTCCCCTAACTGTTCTTTAGCAAAATCTTTTCCTGTTTCTATTAACCCTTCAACAAAACCTTCTTTAATCTCTTTGTCCATAGCATACTCTCCTTGAAATTTAATCAAGTATAGTATATCAAAAATAGCCAGTGTAAACTGACTAATAAATAATTTAAATATTTTTCCATGCATCGGTATTAAGCAATGCAATCGAATAGCAAGTCAGGGAGTCGAACCCTGACAAATACCATACTTGCACCTTAGAGATTTGATGTAATTCAAAACCTTAACTTATTTTGAATTTTTGAATGACGGATATTTATTCAAAAGAGCATTAAACTCATCACCACTAATATCATCTTGAATGGGTTTGATTTTACCTTGTGATTGCATTAATGCCAACTTATTGTAAATCAAATTATCATCTCCAGTGTTACCACCACAAATGAATCTACCATTGTAAAGGTATCCTACTGAACCTTTTGCTCCACCAGTAACTACTTTAAAACGAATCATTTCTTCCTCCTCTATTTCTGGGTCAGGATCATCTGTTCCTGTTCCATTTTGAATAATATTAATTGGATTTAGCCAAGTTCCATCATCTTTAAATGCTGATGATTGTGCTGAAAGCCAGTCTTTCTTTGTGATACCCAAGTGTAAATGACTTGTATTACGTGTACCAATTACTTGCCCTAGAGTTACTGACTGTCCTACACTAACATTAATATTAGATGTACTTGTGCCAAATTCTTGATAGACAACATAATAGCCACTTGAATCTTTAGTTACAACCACTGTTCCCAATGCCCCGTAACCTGCCGGAGCCCAACCAGCATATACTACTGTTCCAGCATGAACTGCTGCAATATTTGAGCCAGGGTATTTTGCTGAACCAAAGTCAAATCCATCATGGAAATAATCGCCACGTCCTGTACGATCATAGGTTGTCATACCAAATTGTTGACCTTCTTCGTAACCTTTATAGCCACCCGAAAAAGGCCATCCCCAATCATTTGCCATATCGTATCTTCTTTCTTGCTTATTCAGTTCAATTAAACTCGTCAGTTTAATCAACTGTAATTCCTAATATACAGCTGTATTAAATTTAGGAATGACTCAAAGCCGGAATCGAACCGACCGCAGTTTTGCTAGTCCAACTTTTGAGCCTTTATGAAGTATATCCAAACCGAATTAATTAATATTTTGTGCTTTTGACTTTTACTTCATAATACAAGTATATCAGCAAAAACAGTGGGTAAAATTCAATGAATCATTCAAAAACATTTCACGATTTTACCACTCATAAATACGGTCTAATCATTTCTTTAAAAGATTTGTTCCAGCGCCATAATGTAGTAACACCTACAAACATTTCTTGCGCTACTCCATACCATGTCATTCTTTGCTTATAATGAAGTAATAAAGCTTTTTTCGTGTCGCTACATTCTACATCCCAAAACATATCAAGTATTTCTTTTTGCCTTTTCATTTTTCCTAGAACACCATTGAGTTCATCTTCCTCAACTCTTAAATATTCTATCTCTTGAGGTGCTATTCCAAGTGATTGTGTTCTAATTCCGAGATTGTCTTTAGGCTTTCTAGCTCTCAAATCAAGTTCTCTAGCTTTGATATTTGCAGCTAATCTCCCTGTTAAGTAATCTCCGATAATTCTATCTAACTTATCTGCCATTCATCAAATTCTCCTTTTGTGGTATAATTAGGTTAGAAATCCTTTAATTGAGCCCGTTCCCAGCGGGTTTTCTTTATTTACCACCAGTGCAATGCATATCTACCAAACCAGATAATAAACATGATTAATATAATTGGAATTAAGCATACTCCGATGCACCCATCTTCGTCCATTTTATTTTCCCTCCAGTTGAGTTTAGCGAGTTCCTAGCTCAGTATGTGATATAATATAACTGACCAAAAATATTAAAAATATTATAATAAGTTGTTGTAAATTCGTATTTCGCTCAAGTTTGGTCAGCTTGGGCTTTTTATATTTCCTTTTATTTAAGTCTTCTTGCTTGTACTCAATTGATAATAGTTTTAAAATAAAATTGTACAAACAATACAAACTATTTGAAGGAGGACTAACTCATGAGCTATGTCGTAGATAAAATTGGTGACTTCAGTGGTTATCATGAAGTACACAAAGGAACTTGCCCTAACCGCCCAAAAGTTAATGATTCATACCTTATTGACGGACATTTTGAAAATGATATCGAAGCGATGGAATACACTCGTAGAACTCATCCATCACTTCAAATTAGACCATGTTCATCTTGCATGGACACATCCTCACGTTAATTTTTGTTAATCCCTCGAAGCCCTCATCTTTGATTTGGGCTTTTTTTTTTGCGTTCAATCCATGTGTTTATCAAGCCATTTTTTGGTATATCTTTTTATTTTTAAAAAATATTTGGTATACTATATAACAGTGGTTGTGCTGTGTGCTGCGTTTACTTCTTTTTTTGTTAGTTTTACTCACTATTTGTGGACTTACACTCTTTACACACATCTTTAAAGGAGGATCAATAATGATACAAAATATAGCAAACATTACAACAATTCTAGACTTTATATTAGGTCTATTAGGAAATGTCGGTTCGAGTCCGGCTATTCACTTTGTGAATATAGGGAAACTGGTAAAACCACGCAGCAGAACCACTACATTTCAAAACTACATAAAGTTGTAGTTTTTTATATAGTTTGTTTTTCAATGCATTTCTCCTTTTTTGATATTTTTATAGTAGAATAGTTAATATTAAAATCACATCGAGGTAATTATATGCAATTCCAAGATTTCAAAGGCATTTTATCCTTAATAGTCCTTGTCATCCTTATTATCACCCTTATAAATTTTTGTATTTATATGGAAAAAACTACAAAGCCCTTTGTGAAAGCAAAGAAGCAGTTAATTAAAGAAAGATTCCCTAACCTCACAAATAAGGAACTCAAATCTCGGAATTTTTCTATTACAAAATATGAACTTAATAACTTTTTCAGCCGTAAACAAAGAACAATAATAAGGATTTATGGTGCAATTTTAATATTGTCCTTAATTTTAATGATTTTTGGACTGATAACTCAAAAGAGTATTTTGGAAGCATTATTTGCGGTCGTTTTTTTCTACCTACTTGCTCTTCTTTTTAAACTTGTACGTTTAATTGATAATGACCGCCTAGCTTTTTGGAATGAATATTTACTAAGCACCCCCGATAATCCTTTAAAAATAGTCATGTTAGATGATGATTCTAAGGCTAAAGTTAACGCTATTAGAAAACAATTTACTAGATATTTCTTTGTCTTTGGGTCTTTATGCTTTTTTCTTTTGTTCTTGGTGTAACATTTACTAATTTATCAAAGCGCCATGCGCTTTTTTTCATTCCTCTACCACTTTCACTACTAACTCGACTTTCCACATCTTTGTATCTCCAGAAAGCCCACCATGCTCAAAACTTGTTCTGCGAATAACGTTGTAATTATCATCATTCCAAATTCCAGCATCTGTCAGTCCATCAATTAATGCCTTAGAAGTTGGTTCATAATTTGGTGGATCATATTTAAAGCGTTTAGGTGGATAAATTACTACGAACACATCACAGCGGTGCTTCTCATGGAATTGTTCAAATACTTCATCTGACTGGTCTAGCCATTCCTGAGCTGTTCGGCATGCAATCCGTCTTAAACGCTGCTTTGTATTATTGGCTGCAATTCTTGAACCATAATATGTTGACCTTTTTTAAACGATTTTTATTTTTTCGTACTCGTCCTCAACACGTTTTCCATGTTCCATGTGCCAAGGAGAGATGCGTTTTGATACTTCTGCGACACTCAAACTAGTTATTGATGAAATGAACATCCATGGGCTTATCAATAATCTATTTTCCTTAGCCCATTTAAGCCATCTGTCATAATGGTCAGGAGTCAGCCCATCACATACTCTGCTAGCTAGTTCAAGATAGTAATCTTTGAGTTCAGGCATTACGCAACCCCATTTCCCCAACTAATTTATACATCTCGTTTTGAGTCATTCCAGTTGTATCGACACCAGCTTTTATTAATCTACCCTCATCAGTCCATTCAGGAGCTTTTTTGACTGGCTTTTGCTGCTGAAATTTATTCTGATTGTTTTGAGATTTATTTTGAAAGATCACTTCCTCAGCTTTTGCCTGATCAAGAGTTTTTATTCCTTTGTTATTCCAAGATTTAAGAATACCTTGTGCATATCCGTATTCTCGTTGTCTTTTTACCGCTCGTTTGACAGCTTCAATAATTAGCTCAAGGCCATAATCTTCTAAATCAGCTTTCAAGTCATCGTAAAGAATTGGTTTTACTATTCCAAAATTTGATTGATAAAGTTCAATTAAGTTTTGAAAATCAGTTTTCGCATTTGACGATTCGTTAGGCGATTCGCTATACGATTCGTTCGAAAAATTAAAAGTGTCGTAGTTGTTGCTGTTATGCGGTTTTAACGAATTGTGGTACGAATCGTCCACCGAATCGGTATTAGCATTAGCATCAGCATCAGCATTAGTATTAGCATTCTTTTCTTTTGCTTCTTTTCTTTTAAAAATTTCTTTTTCAAATGAACTTTTAATAAGTTCATCAAACTTTCTATCTGAAATAGACCACCAATCCAACATATTTTTATAGACGCTCTCAATTAAATCAGAATTTTTTACTGCATTTAATTCCCTATTAATCATATCTTCAACAGGTTTCCCACCTTTTGAGATAGTATATTTTAAAGAATTTAAGACGGCAATTTCTTGAGTTTTTGCATCATACACAATATTTTTGTAAGTTTTATCAAATCTTTCAATTAGTGTCAGGACACTCTCTTTTGAGTAACCAATGTCAAAAGCAATTATTTTAATCGGCAATGGATATATTCCTATTGCTGTTGTTTTGGGATTTGTAAGCAAATAAAGCATGAAATATTTATCTTCGGGAGAATAATTATCAATGACTTTTTCATCAGTCCAAAAACTTGTTTCAATGATTCTTTTACTCATTTTCCCTCCTTTCCGTCATTTTTTATTTCAATCAATATCATTAAACAGCTCTACTGCTGTATCGTAATCACAAACATATTTCTCCATGATTCGTCTTATCATGTATTCGTCATAGATCATCTTGACCTCCTACCGCAAAAGCGGGAGCAGTTGAAAGCTTGCTCAGGCTGACTAAATACGTGCACTACCGCCCAAGGTAGTCTTGCTTAAAGTTGAATTATTTCTAATTCTAGCTGCATAGGATTTTTGAGGACTCCAGCTCTGCTCATAGTTTAAATTAAATCTGAATACGAAATCGTTTGAATATTTCGTTTTGTTGCTTTGCAATAGTTACATTGTTCACATCTTACTGGAACTCTTCCATTCAATACTTCAATATATTTATCAGTAAATTCGCAAACCTCATCAAGCGAATCATCTAACCAATCTTGCGGAATAGTAATTCCAGCACTATCTGGAAAAGTTTCTTTAGTTACCGCGTAAATAACTGGACTAATGTTTTTTCCGATTTTTTCATCGTCAGACTGTCTTAGTATTTCTTGATAGATAGCCATTTGCCACAGATATTTTCTTGCTTTAATCCAGCTCACTCTTCGGTATTCAGTTTCTGACCATTCCTTATCTCTGATAGAACCTCTGATTGTTTTGATATCAATAAATATATTTCGCTCGAGATTCAAACAATCTAGGAAGCCGTGAAATTCAATTCCTTGAATTTTTCCGAAGATTTCAAGTTCTTTAACTCCTTGGTAGATTGTTTTAAATAATGGATCCTTATCAAGCGTTTGAACCATTTTCTCAGCAATTTGAAATTGAGACTTCAGACTTCCTTTTTTAGTGAACATATCTGATTCATGTTCTAACTTAAACTCCTCTAAAGCCTTATTGCTTTCGAAATATTTATGGACATAGCTTCCAGCATTCATAGCTTCAATTGTTGATGGAGAAAAAGTGGCTTGTCTATCCCATTCTTCAGCCATAACTGCAACAGCTTCGGCTTCACAGTCAGAGAATGCTTTTAAACTTGAAAAACTTAACCTTTTATTCATCAGCTTTTACCAATCGGGAACAACTCTTCTACTTCATCTTCTGGAAGTTGTTCCTGGCTTTCTGTAGAAGGTGCATTCTGTGAAACTTCAGAAGTCACTGATTCATCAATTGAAATAACTGGCTCATCTGGCGTAACATCTTTAGCATTTTCAAAACGCTCACTATCATCTTCTGTGATTGCTGTTTGAATCATTTTTGATTCAATAGATGCTGGAGCGTATTTAGTAAGCATGGCTTTTAAAACTGTTTTTTGAGCCATTGCATCAAAATGGTCTCGCCATGTGCCATTAGCTGATTTGACAAACTTTTTCTTATGTGCCAAGACTTGCTCTTTTGACCAGTAAGTAACTTTTTTAAATCCATTAGCTAATTTCATACTTGCAAAATATCCAACTGCATCTCCACTTGCTTGCTGAGTAAAGTCAAGTTCTAATTCTTCAAAAAGCGGATCATAGCTTACAAATTGACTTTCATATACAATTCCACAATTAAGCCCAGTCAATTGGCCGCTTCGTAAAGCTAATTGAATAAACCCTTTATATCCAATTTGAAATTGTGCTTCTCTACCGTAAGGAATTACGTAGGCAAACCCAAGACTTGGTTCAATTGGTAAATCTAATGTTGCAGCTTTCATCGCTGCAGTCATAACGCTATTTGCTTCTACTGTTTTTAAATTAGAGTTGCCAACTACTGATAGTAAACTTGCGACGAATCCATCTGCTTTCTTTCCTAGCACTTCTTCGAACTTAGCTTTAACCTCTGGGCTTTTCAGAGTTTGTTGCGTTTTAGTGATTTGATTTGACATTTAATGTTCTCCGTTTCTTATTTTTGTTGAAAAGTGATATAATCTAGGTATAAAATTTTGTAGACGTATCACGTCTTAGTCCGCATTCCTAGTGCGGGCTTTTTTAGTTCCAAACTTTTTTCCAGTCTGAAACACATTCGTTAAGCATTGCAGCTTTATCAGCAGCAAGCTCATGCTTATTCTTTTTTCGTGAAGTCATATAAAGACTTCCGTCTGGACGTTGCCAAGTTTCAAAAACTACTACTCCACGATTTTCTCGTTTGATTAAATCATGATAGATTTGACCAACCGATGTCGGCAACACTCGGACTTTGCGCCCGTTTATGATTGTTGTTTGCATTATTTGCCTTTCTTTTTAAATTGATTTAAGTCAATATCAAGCACTTCAGCTATCTTAACGACTATCTCAAAGCTAGGTTTCTTAGATTGACCAAGTTTGATAGCAGATAAGGCCTGCGTACTGACTCCTGATAATTTGGAAAGTCTGTATATTGACATGTTTTTTTCTTTAAGTTTTCCTTCAATGATTAACCACAACATCTTGTGCCTCCTTAGAAATGTAAATACTTTTTGACACAATATCTTGTAACTTTAGTTTGTGTATCAAAACGTATTTTGATATAATATAGTAGAATGAAATACCGCGGCTAGCTGTTTTTATTCAAAAATATTATTGAAAGGAAAACTTTATGACTATTAAATTTGATGACTCTGGTATAAAAAATCTCCAAAAAAATCTTAAAAAAGTAAGTGGATTACATTCTTATGATGTTTCTGAGATTTTGAACGACTCTTTTATAAATGAAAATACTAATTTTCAAACCTTAGAGAAATTTGTTGAAAGTAGTGGTTTCGACTGGTCAAGTAAGGAGAGTTTTGAAGCCATTCCTGATGAAGCTATGGATAAATTTGTAAATGATAATTCAAGATTTTCATCTTGGACTGATATGATGACTACTGCTTCTCAAAATTTGGTTGCGAAGAAACTTGGATTTTAAGTTCTTTAATTTGGGTTAATGTACTTTCTAACTGTTCAACTTGCTCTACAGCTTTGTTGAGCAGTTTTTTTAATTCATCCATTCCCTCTGTTTTGATTTCTATACTAATTCCTTCCATTTCGCTCTCTTTTCTCGCGGAGCACCGCATTTAATTTCTTAGCAATGAGCTTGATTGCTCGAATGTTTTGTGTGATTAAGTCGTGTACCAGGTCAAACAGGATTTCGCCCGTTTCTGGGTTGACTATGTATGTGTAGGTCATGAGTAACTCCTTTATAAAATTGAAGTTAGTGTGTTTTTGTTTTCTGTGAAATAATCAATAAACTTCGGAGCCCTAGACATTCCTCGATACTTCTTGCTCCAAATTGACCATGCTAAGAAGGCAATCAAGTGAGTAAGCCGTCCATCTACATCAATCACAAAACCATCAGGAGCGTTATCAGCAAATTTTTTGATATTACCTTGTGCCCGAAGATAAGCATTAGATTTTTTGTCGATATTCCCTTTTTCATCTAACACTTCTGTTTTATAAAGATACTTAGCAATTTCACCGTCTGTCATGAATGGTCCATCTTCGATTTCAACTATCTTAACTTTTCCGATTGTAGTCATTTTTGTTTTCTTTCTAGCTAGCTAAGTCATCTTGTTCAACAAGAGGTAAATAGCCGTGTTTTTTTAATGTTTCATATAGAAACTTGCGCCCTTTTTGTTTCCATGTAGTAGTAATCGATGTCCTTTCTTGACCTTTGCTATCTACATAATTTTGAGTCCGGCTACCAATGTAACCTTTACCCATATATCTTGAGTACAGTACCCATTGCTTATTGACTTTTCGTTGAATCCGTAACTCGTTCAAAATTCGATTAAATTTTACAGCACTAAATCCATAATCCTGTGCAATCTGAGTAATTAGAATATCATCAGGACTTTCAAGGATTAAATCAAGGTAAGTTGTTTTTTCAGTAGCTGTAGCAAGTTCAAGATTTAACTGGCTATTTTCCCTCTCAAGCCCAAGTCGTGCTTGCCGTTCCTCTTTTAGCTGTGTAGCAAGGCTAATGAGTGTATCTGGATTAAGCAATACTTCTTCAAGTTTCGCCTCCGTCATATAAGCTCCGTGCTTGCGGATTGTTGGGAGGACTTCAATAGCCAGCCAATCTGTGAATTTTTCAGATACAGCATTGTTTGCTTTGAATGCAAGTTTGTAAACCATCGGTTCACTGATGAATGAGCCTTTTTCAACTTTTGCCACTTGTGGCAAAAACTCGTTAACCCTGTTCCATCTAACATATTCGGTTCCGTTAGTCTTTGTTGTGAAACCTAAAGATTTTGCAACTTGTTCTACGCTAAATAGAATTTCTTCTTCAACGACTTTAACGTCAAGATTGAAAATTCCATTTGTGAAATTTTGTAATTCGTTCATTTCCTAACTCCTTTCTTAGCTTACTTTTGTATTTTGTTGATTAATCTGCTTCAGAAAAACCGAAGTGTCTTCTAAAAAAATAATATCAACAGATACTCCTAATGCTTTTGCTACTTTTTCAATATTTTTGTATTGAGCATTTCGGATAAAGCTAATATCTTTTTCATAGTTACCGATTGTTTTCTGAGTCAATCCTGCCTTTTCTGCGAGTTGACTTTGCGATAAACGATTTAGTTTTCTTAAATCTGTAATTGCTGTTGCCATGCTGGCTCCTTTCTGTGTTTATAAGTTTCTGCTTTCGCAGTAAGGGAAGTTCAGGAATCGAACCTGTTCGCCAGTCTTCCCTGCTCATTGTGAGCGATATCATAACTCAGTGATATAATGTAAGTGACTAAACTAAAATTATATTGGAGATTTTTTATGAACGTAATGGATAATCAGGTAATTGAATCTATCTCACGAATATTAGGTGAGGAGCTTACAGGGTCATCAATAACAAAAATGTTTCATATATTGGATTTTGTAGATCATGATATTGAACGAGGTTATACAAATACAAAATGGCGCAGAATTGATGAATCAGTTACAGAAAAATGTGCAAAATTAAACAATCCCAGACCTTTGTTTGATGCTATTGAATATATCTCAAAACCAATAAATTATGTCCATCATCCCGAATCATGGAACAATTTGAAAAAAGCAATCAACTCTACTTTAATATTTACTGGTTATGAATTAAAAGATGACGGTCATGTTTACAAAGTCAAAGCTGCCAGAACTTTTGATGAGGCGCAGACTCGTCTAAAATCATTACATGAAGAAATTAGTTCCCTGAATCTGCACCATCAAGTTACTAAATACTGTACTGAGGAGCTACTACAACAAGACTATTTTCATGCAGTATTCGAAGCGAGCAAGGGAGTTTTTAATAGAATTAGGGATATTTCAGGATTGACTATTGACGGACAACTACTCCTTGATAAAGCATTTGATTTCAAAAATCAACCCCTTATTTTAATTCAAGGAAATTCACTAAAAACTCAAGATGAAAAAAATCAATACTTTGGTCTAATCAATTCTATAAAAACTTGTCTTTATCTATATAGAAATCATCAAGCTCACGTTCCTAAAATATATGATGAACTATCATTAAATGACGCTATTAGAGGATTAATGCTTATTTCGCTCGCTCACGAACTCCTTGACCATTGTGTTTTTCTCACTGATTTTCATAAGTAAGCGATTAAACCCTAATGTTACTTCAGCAAGCCTTATTAAGCTTTCATCAAATGACATTTCGGACGTAGTATTTGATAGATTTAAATGCTCATCTAATTTTGAATTAAGTTTTTCTGCAATTACATAGATAGTATCCTCATAATTATTTCTTATCACTCGATTTCCTTCCTGCCCCTCTGGGGCTTTTTATTTGCCAGACTTACTACTTACGCTGAGTTGAATACAACGTGTAACTACATTCACAGAAGCTTCGCAACTGTTTTGTTTGTTCGCTCGTTTGACTTCATGAGTTAATTATACACTTCGGTTTTTCCGAAGTCAAGAGTGAACTTCACAAAAACCGAAAAATAATATTAAAAACAAGAAATATATTTCACTTTTACCGAAACGTGTGTTATTATATATCTATGAAAAAGAATAATAGTAATGAAAATTATTTTGCTATCAATTTAAAATATCTTAGACAAAAAAATAATATGGAGCAATTAGAACTTGCTAATTTACTTGGGCGAAAAAGTTCTTCATCTGTAAGTGAATGGGAAAAAGGTAAGTACACGCCAAAAGCGGGTGTCTTAAATGACATCGCAAAAATATTTTCTATTCCATTAAGTAAATTGATGAATGAAAATTTATCAGAACAGTCAATTACGATTCTGGATAAAATAAATCAAATTAGCTCCGAACTTGACGAACCTCGCCAAAAAGTTGTCCTTGATACCGCTTCTTCTCAATTGAAAGAGCAGAAAAAAGAAACTGCTAAGGTTGTTTCTATTAAAACTGAACAACAAAAGCAAGGTATTGATCTTGCAGATTTAGTAGATGATAGCAAAGTTGATTGGGATAAATGGGTTTCGTTTGATGGTAAGCCATTAACTGATGAAGTTAAGGATGCCATGAAAAAAGCACTTGGAAAACAATTAGAAGACAAATAAGGAGGTTTCTATGAGCAGACAGGAGCTTTTAGAATATCTCCTCAAAGAAATTGAAAAATGTGGGTTTAAGATTGTTGATGTTGGATTCTTTCCGGTTCCCGCAGCCGTTAATGTTGATAATAAGATAATGATTTTCAATTCTAATGAAGCTTCCCCTTTTGAGGTCGCTCATGAATTAATACATATCCTAAATAAAGATAATCATCGTGGAGATTACTTTGACGCTACTAACCCTCAAGAAGTTAGAGCAAATCGTGAAGCCGTTCTACTTCTTTGGGAAATATTTGAAGCTAACGGGGGAAGCTACGAATATTTCAATGTGTTTGTAAATACAACAGATGCCCCTTTTGAATTGGCAGAATCAATAGTCAAGAATGAATATATAGAAATGCATGAAGCTATCACTGAAATATTTGAAGATGAAATAAAAGTCAGTATTAATAAACAAGAAATGCACGACTATATTGTAGATTACATTAGTTATTTTGATGTAATTGAATCTGTTAATATTTATCAATTTCTGGATCGTTATCATCTAAGCCATAATTTCTATAATATGGCAGAAATAGAGTTTCAGCATTTATTAGGTACTGTATAATTTTAGGAGAAAATATGAAATTTGGAATGAGAAAGCCTAGCTTAGCAAAAAGTTTTAAAGCTAGAACAACTGCAAAATATAAGCGAAAAGTAAAAAAAGCCCTTATTCCTGGTTATGGAAAAAAGGGAATGGGGATGATTAAAAATCCGAAAAAAGCAGTTTACAACAAAGTTTATAAGAAAACAACTTTCTCAATTTGGGATTTATTTAAATAAAAATATTAGGAGTATTTATGGGAATTTTTAAAAAACTTAAGCAATTAACTACATTAAATAAAGATATAGAAAATGCTGATGCCTCTTTAGTCAAATTAAAATCTGAAATTCATTCTATTGATTCAAAATTAGAAAAAAATAAAGAATTACTTGAAAATCAAGAATTGATGATTGAAAAATTTTCTAAAGAATTTCAAGAAAAAAATAATCAAACTCGGCTTAAAATTATAGAAGATGCAATATCTGAAAGTGAAAAAATAAAAAAAGAATCTGATGAATATGCAACACTTATTTCAAGTCAGTTTCACGAGACCGTAAAGAATAACGAAGAGCTTTCAATAAAAAATGAAGAGTTAAAAAAAGAAAATACAAAACTTTTGCGGCAAGGAAGAAAATGGCGAGCTGATATTCAATTCATAAAAACTTTAAGTTCTTCAGCTAAATTTACAATTGATAATGAAGAATTATATAATAAAGTAAAGGAAACCCTCTCTGAGGAACATTTATTAGATACAATTTCTAATCTTCATTTACATTCAGATGACTCTAAAGAACTTAGAAAGCTATCTACTGCAACAAAAAAAGAAATAACTAATATTCTTTCTAAATACGAGAAAAATTATACAACTAAAACAAATAAAACTATATATGCCCTAATGGTCATAGGCTTACAAGCGGAAATAAAAATATTGATGTATAATTTAACATTTAATAAAATATCCGAATCAAAAGATAAACTAGAAGAAATTATTCATAAATTCCTGATTATTGCAGGAGAGGGTAATCAGAGCATTCTTCCAACTATAACTAAATTCTTGTTGGAAATTCAACCTTTATATTCTGAACTTCTTGATATAGAGTATAAATATTTCATCTACCGGGAACGTGAAAAAGAAGAACAACGTCTCTTAAAAGAACAAATGAAACAAGAGGCTGAGGAACGGAAAGCTATGGAAGCTGAACGGAAAAAACTAGAAGTCGAGGAAGGGAAGTATAAGACGGAAATAGAGAAAAATTCTTTATTGCTTGAAAATGAGACTGATGCCGAAAAAGCAAGACAACTTCAACTTAGAATTCAAGAACTTCAAACTCAATTATCATCAGTTGAAGATAAAAAAGAAGAAATCGCAAGTTTAGCTCTTGGTAAAGCGGGTTATGTTTATGTTATATCTAATATTGGTTCATTCGGAGATGGTATATTTAAAATTGGTATGACAAGACGTCTTGAGCCTCAACAACGTATAGATGAGCTTGGAAGTGCATCTGTGCCATTTAAATTTGATGTTCATGCCTTTATTTTTAGTGATGACGCGGTTGGACTAGAATATAAGCTACATCAAATGTTAAATCAAAATCGAGTCAATAAAGTTAATCTTAGAAAAGAATTTTTTAAAGTTGATATCGAAAAAATAGAAAATATTGTTGAAGACATTGATCCAACAGCAAGTTTTAATAAAACTATTTTAGCGCAAGAGTATCGACAATCAATTGCATTGTCTGAAAATCAGATTTAAAAATAAAAAATCCACCCTATCTTTGGACGGACGAGGGTGGATTAAATCTCAAATACAGTATAAACACTTCAAATGAAGGTCTTTTACTGTACTCAATTTTAGCAAGAAAGTGAGTAAAAATCAAATGTGGGTAGTCAGCCTAAAAAATGGAAAATATAAATATTGTGAGAGATATATTGACCCGTATTCTGAGAAAACAAAGACTGCAAGTGTAACTCTAGAAAAAGATACACCACAAGCTAAGAAACAAGCGATAAAACTCTTATCTGAAAAAATAGAAGATATCACTACTACTGACCCAGCTCAAAAAAATATAACTTTCGGCGAACTTCTAAATGAATGGTTCCCTTACTACCAGGCAAAAAACAAGAGAAAAACTTGGAAACAAGTTGACGGTAATTTAAAGAGAATACATACGGTAATCTCTGATGATATGCTTATAAAAAATATTGATGGAAAACTGATAACTAAACTTATTGATGAAATGTACACATTTGGGACGTACTCTTATAATTACACTAGTCAAATTCGAGCATTGCTTTCAACAATTTTTAAATTTGCAATCAGTCGAAAATATTTATCAAATAATCCTGTAAAAGATACTGAAATAGTTCTTAAAATAGAGGATAAAAATAAACAGCGTGAAAAGGTGGAGAAAAAATATCTTGAACGAGCTGAAGCAGAAAAAATAATATCATATTTAGCTAATAAAAAAAGATGTTTGCTTCATTCTAGGATGTCAGAGTTCCTATGGCTTACTGGTTTGCGATATGGAGAGCTTCAAGCTTTAAAGTGGAATAACTATCATGACGGTTCAATAAGAGTTGAGGGAACTCTTGATAGCTTTATGCGAAGTATTACAGAAGCAGAAAAAACATCGCCTAAGACTTCTACCAGTTTCCGTATCGTTGACTTGTCAGATAGGGCTATAGAAATAATCGAAGAGAGAAAACAGTACAATTTAATTCATTTCTCTGCTGAAGATGATGACTATATTTTCTTATCAAGTAGAGGGAATCCGTTAGTATTGAACTCATTTAATTTAAAATTAAAAGAAGCTGCAAAAGCGAATCATATTGACAAAGATATTTCGTCTCACATTTTTAGACATTCTCATGTTTCACTTCTATCAGAACTCGGTATGCCATTAAAATCTATAATGGAAAGAGTTGGACATTCTGATGCAAAAGTAACTCTTAAAATATATAATCACGTTACTAAAAAAGCAAAGAAAGATATTGTTGATGCACTTAATAAATTATAAAAAAAGAACCTGCTATAAAACAGGTTTTTATTTTTTGCTACTTTTTTGCTACTTTTGCCAAATATACGAAACATTAACGCTTGCAAAGCTGGTTATACCAACACTTTATTTTTTAAAGTTATCCATGAGATCCATGAAATCATCAAAAAGATAGCTGGCATCGTGAGGTCCAGGAGCTGCGTCTGGGTGAAATTGGACTGAAAAAGCTGGGAAGTGTTTGTGACGTACTCCTTCAACTGAGTCGTCATTGATTTCAACATGGGTAATCATTAGGTCTTCAGGTAAATTTTCTGATGAAACGGCATATCCATGATTTTGAGAGGTGAAGTCAATTCGTCCTGTTGCAATTTCACGAACAGCATGGTTAAATCCACGGTGTCCAAATTTCATTTTGTAGGTTTTTGCTCCATTTGCAAGACTGAATAATTGATGACCTAAGCAAATACCGAAAATCGGAATTTTACCTTGAATCTCTTTAATCATTTCAATTGCTTCTGGTACATCTGTTGGGTCCCCAGGACCATTAGTCAACATAACACCATCAGGTTCCATTTCCAAAATTTCTTTAGCACTGGTGTTGTATGGGACAACGGTGAGATTACATTCCCGTTTTGAAAGTTCACGTAGGATACTATGTTTCAAGCCAAAGTCAACAACGACAACTTTTCTGCCTGTATTTGGTGATGGATAAGCGGTCGTTGTACTACTTGTTTCAACTTGATTTGTTGGTAATACTGTCGCTTGAAGTTGGCTCATTTGATGCTCTACTTCATCCCTTGCTTGTACAAGTGAAGCCTTCATAGTGCCGTGTTCTCGAACAATTTTAGTGATCGCTCGAGTATCCACACCTGTAATTCCAGGAATATTTTTTGCTTTTAAAAATTCATCAAAAGACATTTGCATCCGCCAGTTTGAAGGACGGCGCGCCGCTTCATGAACAACTACGGCTTTACAGGTTGGATGAATTGATTCATAATCATCTCGGTTGACGCCATAATTTCCAACAATTGGATAAGTGAAAGTCAAAATTTGTCCGTTATATGATTGGTCAGTGATCGATTCTTGATAGCCTGTCATTCCTGTATTAAAGACAAGTTCACCTGTAACATCCAAGTTTGCACCAAGAGATTCTCCCTCAAAAATGGTTCCGTCTTCTAAAATTAAAAGTCTTTTGCTCAT